AGGGTATTGATCGTTTTAATCGATAGATAAATCAATATCTATCTGTTTAACAGATCGATTATTAGGGTAAACATGAAAAAACACCCGTGAAGGGTGTTTGTAGGTTATTCTGGGAAAAACTCCTGAATGTTCCTTTTTAACTGGCTCTTACTGTGACTGTTTTCTGTTGCAGATGTGCCAGTATGCTTGTTTCGGATGTTATTTCTTGGTGGTATTGCTTCCTCTTCCTGCCATTCAGCCAGCCAGTAAGCAAAGGCGGGATCGCTTTTAATAAGCGCCAGTCCAGCCAGAAATGCCGCGCGTTGCGCGCGGCTGCGTTCGGAGGCTGGCAGGCTGTCGAGATAATTACACGCTTCTCGTTCACTCTTGACGGCTGCTGGCTTCAGATAGAAACTTATCCGTCTGGTTGGAGTCGTCATTGGTTTACTCCTTGTCCATTGCGTACAGCCCATTAACCAGAGCAAACTGTGGCACCCCGTCCGCGATGAAAGTCGCATTAACTCCGCAGGCTTCGCGGATAGCGGGTGCCACAATCTCCGCCCCGCCACCGACAACCATCACCCGCCCGTAACCCGAAAACCCCGCCAGCGCGCGGATCACTCGTTGTTTCAGTGTTTCTTCCTTTTCACGAATAACCGCCATCAGGCTGGCGTAATGCGCGTCATTGTGGATGTGCTGGCGCAACCAGGCTTCATCATGGCGATGTTCGATAATGGTATTGGCGATGTGGTGACTGGTGCGCATACCGTTAGTGGCCATCACCGACAGTACGGCATCGGCCATCAGGGAAACGCCTACGTGTGGATCGCAAAACACCTGGCTGATACCTGCCAGTTGTCCCTGAACCTTTGCCACATCCAGCGTGGTTCCGCCTAAATCCACAATCAGCAGGGATTCAAACGGACTCATGTCAGCCAGTGCTTTAAAACCAGCCGGAATGGATTCAGGCATAACCCGTACGTTACGGATAGTGAATGCTTTTCCGTTCTGGTACGCCACCGGGCGCATGACGTTGCTTTTTTGCGGTTGATGTTGGCCATGTCCGGCTGTGCGTTTGTGTCGAAATACTCGCTCAGTGGCAGGGTGACAACCACATCCACTTCCTGTGGTGTGATGCCTGATTTGACCAGCGCGTGATGAATGGCAATTACATTCACATCGCTGTACTGGTATTGCGTGTCGGTCGTCTGGACAAAGCGATCGCTGACCGGATCAAAACCATAGCGCACGCCATCAAGCATGTAGTTCGCGGGCTGCGTGCCACCGAACGGCGCAGACCATTCCGACTTGAAGCTGTTCGGGCTGATGGCGTTGCGGCGTTCGCCGTTCTCAGTCCATGCCAGCTTGATGTTGGTGGAGCCGTCGTCGATACAAATTTTCATGTCGCTTTTCCTTATGTTGATTAATTAATCGGTTACAGGATTTTTAAATCCCGCTTTTGCCTGTTTTGTGCGCGCTTCATATATCGCGGCGCGTTTTTGCTCATTTACGGGATTTGTGAGTCCCGTTTCTGTCTGTTTTTTGTTTCCACTGGTCAGGCCACCCCGCAGCAGGTCTGCTTTGCGGTGGGCGCGTTCAGTGGTTTCACTGATTCTCTGTGCGTGCTCTGCGTCACGGATGGCGCGCAGCATGTCAGAAAGCACGGTAACGGGGGTTTTCATGGTGTTCTGGTCCTGCTGAAGTGTGGATGCCAGACGTGCGGCGGCTTCGGGGTCTGATGCCCCCAGTTGTTCCAGATAGCTGGCGACCGGGTTATGGCGGATCTCTGTGCTGCTTACGCCGTGATTACGGCTCAGGCGCTGCCAGAGCTGCGTGATTCGGCTGTCCGGGCGGGTATCCGGTTTGCGTACAATTTCAAATCCCTGCGGTGCAATGATGCTGCCGTCAACGTACAGGCTGCCGCCCCGTAACAGGTGCTGCATCTGCTGTTCACCGATATGCAGGCCGAGAGATTCAGCAGACTCCCGCCATTCTTTAGCGAGTAATTCGTGGTTATCAGGCAAAGGCCGCTGCTGTTTGCGGCTCTGTGTCCAGTCTGCATTTCATCACTGCTGTTTTTTGCCTGTTTGTCACGAGCGAACGCATCAGCGCCCGGCGTTCGTGCCGTTTCAGTGAGCGCACCATTCGTTCACTCAACGCCGTCAGGAGCTGCGGCCACGGTGCTGGCCGTTCTTCCGGCTGTTCTGTCCCGTTGTTGTCGTTTCCTGTACACGGGGACAGTTATTGCCACGAGTCCAAGGGGCGGCAGGGCCGCCCTGAAGGTCAAAACCATTTTCGCGGGCGCTGTCTTCCGCTTCCGGTTTACGTCTTACCAGCTTCCAGTTATCCGGATGCGTGCACACCGGGAGATCCCCGATGAGGGCGACCAGATCCCGTAAATCTGTACGCTCTGTTCGCCGTAATCGTTCAGCCATCGCGAGGTCGTAGGCGGTGCGAATCAGGTAGTCTTGCGGGAACAAGTACGCCCCCTGTTTTCATGTAGGGGCAAAACACCGGCATCAGCGGCAGCGAGTACCGCATCCATTGCGTCTCTTCAGCGTTGCGGGCCTTCCGGGTTGCGTGCCATCTGGCTGGCAAGGCGGCGCAGTTCACGCCACACCTGACGGGAGGGGATGCCAAAGAACTGGAACTGGCGGACCCGGTGAAGGCGCGCCCAGCCGATGGCGCGCTCCACGCTCTCGGCCATTGATTTTCCGGTTTCGTGGTCAACGCGTGGTTTGCCCGTTTTCGGGTCGATTCCATCCACGGCGCGGCTGTCCAGGTTTTTTCCGATGTAGGTGGCGATGTAGCTGGTTGGCGTGCCTTTGGAGCCGTCGACGTACTCCACCTTAAAGCGCGGAGTAATATCATTGCCCAGCTCGTGGCGGTCTTCCTGAATGGCAATATCGCGGGTGATGGCCACGATGCTGTCGATTTCTTCCGGATGAGCAAAGACCATCATATGCCAGTGCACGGTGCCGTCATGGTGAGGCTCCACCGTGCGGATGCCATACCAGCGCAGGCCGTCGCGGTTCAGTTTTTTGCGGACCGCCGCAAAAAACGTGTTAACCAGGTAATCGCTGGAGTCGCGCATGGTGGCCCCGTTCCATTTGGGATTCGGATGACCGTTCTCTGTTGTGGCGTGGTATTTTGACGGGCAGGTGACAGTCAGAAACACCGCTTTGTCGCCACGGGCTTCGGCCAGAAGTTCCAGTCCCTTCATGGTGGCCATCATTTCTGCCTTACGGTGAACCGGGTTACTTACTCCCGCGTAATACACCGTCTCGAGATCAATCGTGAACCCGTCTTCATTTTCCAGCATGAAACTTTTCAGGAAATCGCGTGTTTTCTCGCGCTGTGCGCGAAACTCGCTTAACGCGTCCTGGCTCAGATAGGGTGATGTTTTTCTGGAAACCAGACAGGCGGCGCGGAGTTGTTCTTCTCTCCACTCCAACGTAACAGCCACAGTTTGCGTTTCCACCATCCGCACAGGTCAGGCGAAGGATTGCGCCCGGCAGCAGTCCGTTCCGGTTCGCTCTTGTTCAGGCTCTAATGTGGGGCATGGTGCAGGGTAAGCATCGGCCAGCATCGTAGCCTTCACTTACATCCATGGTCAGTCGCCATCTGCCCAACCATCCAGAGTTCAAGGTGCTGCTGAACATGCCGCGTCATGGTGGCCAGCGTCTGTATCTGGTGTTGTTAGCTGCGGCAGGTAAAGCAAATCGTCCAGGCGTTCGCGCCGGCAAGGGAGCGATAACCCGGTGTCAGCCAGGCGTCGTGCGTCCAGACGTTCGAATATTTTGCGCAGGGTTCCGGGCTAGCGTTCGCCTGCCAGCTCTTTTTGCCTTTCCGGCGATCGCTTCCTGTTTTTTGCGCAGGAAAGAGAGGTGGCGAATAAGCGGATCGCGCAGATAGGACAGGCAGTGCCTTTAGTGTGGCAAAGGCACGGGCTACTGGGTCTTGTTCTGTTGCCCGGCGCTTACTGATGATGCTCTGTGCCAGCTTTTCACGCTGTCCGGCTTCCTCAAGGGATGCCATGAGTTTTTTACCCATGGCGGATTGTGCGAAAAAGGCTTCTTCCTTCGCTTCCTGTTCTTCCTGTGCCCTTTTGTCTGCCTCAAGGTAGTAACGGATGGCGCGTTGCAGGTCGGTTTCAGTTTCCTGCCTGCGCTCCGTAAACCTGGCCGGATCAATGGCTGGCCGTGGTTCATTCCAGCTCCATGCAAACTCGCTCATGGCTGGTATCCCGTCACGCGCTGCCACTCCTGCGAGAAGATGGCGGAAAGGCGGTTAAATTCAGCGGTGTATTCACTCAGCGAGGCACACCCGCCAGCAGTGCGATGCGCCAGCATTGCCGCGAATACGGAGGCCGGGGAGTCGTAATACGCCAGCAGTGATTCGCCGTGTGGTGTCAGGCAGTGCAACGCCAGCCCGTGTGGTGTGAAGTCCACGCGGTAGCAGTCGTCTACTGTGAAATAAAGGGTGTCCGCATTCTCCGGTTTTGTGGTGCGTGCTCTGTTGTCACGACCACGGATGTAGAGATCAAATAATCCCTGAAGAATGGGAGCCAGACGGGTGTCCTGTGTGCGCACCCATCTTGTGAAGTCATGAGCGTCAATCATGCTGCAATTCTCTTTACTACAGATGTGCGAAGGCCTCCCGCCGCAAGGTGCAGGAAAGGCCTGGAACAGGAATTAATGGAGTTTGTTTTGCTGCTGAAAGAGCTGCTGAAGCTCGCGCAGATCATCCGCCAGATAGCTGAAAACAGCGGATGAATAGAGGTTTGAAAGTTCGCAGCTACGCTCATGCAGCATATTGATGTGCATGATTTTAGCGACGCGGAATGCGCGGGAAAGTCTGCGGTTGATTTCAGTCTGGATGTGACGACGCTCCGCGATAGCGCGGTGCTGTTTGCGGTTTGCCATGGTGTTTGGCCTCTTCGTTTGTGAGTTTTTGGATACTCACCAACCAGAGTTGAGAATCTCGGGGTGGCGAGACGTACGGGGTTCTCAACACCGGCAAACGAAGAAACCGGCCCGACCGAAGTCGGCCCCGTACGCCCCACCATAATTCGTGTGCGAAAAAGACGTGGCAATACAGTACGCACAAAAAAACCGCTGGCGCGGTTGTGCGCTTCGTTTGTCAGCAGGTTGAGAATCCCGGCACCCGTTTTATGAGGTGCAGCAGAAATGTAACCTGACTGATTGCGGCATGGCAAGCGGTTTTTTTGTGTGTGCATGCTCTGATTTCTTACTGGTTCAGAAAAAAAATCAAAAACCTTGTCAATGCGTTGCAACAGCTCTTGCTGTATTGCTTCCGGCGTTTCCGGTTCGCCTGGCGCCTCCAATGTCGCGCAGAAATCAGCGATTTCATGATGGAGCGTCAGGCGAATGGCAGGAGCCGTGGTTCTGGCGTGCTCCAGCTCATCCAGCAATGCCAGCACCGCAGACGGCGAGAGCATTGCGCGAAATGCCAGTAATTTTTGAGGTGTTGCCATTCGTTGCAGGGCAAATGCCAGTTCGCGTAGCTTCTGGTGGTTGATGGTGCTCATGTTCTGGCTTCCTTCAGTAGCTGGTTAAACATGTGAGTAAGTGGATTGCTACACCCGAACGGCATCGGGTTTACGTGGTAAGAAGCCTGGCCTCCAGTTTTGCGAGCGCGACCACCTGTGCTGCGGTTTGTTCTGATGACTAAGCCGCCGCGCCAAAGTTGGCGTAACTCAGCATTAATGGCTGTGGTTGGAGTATTCAGTGCTGCTGCGATTTCTCCGCCGCTACAACCCGGATGGGTAGCGATGTAGTCCAGAATGGTCATCTGCGTGGCTCCTGTACCTGTCGGATAAGATTCACCCGCGCCACGTTGGTGGCGCAGAAATAAGTGCCGTCAGTGAGGTAGATGTGGTGTGCATCCTTTTCCGAACGATGTTTGTCGATAGTGGTAATCAGTCGTTCGTCGACCTCGTATTCGCGCCCTCTGGAGGTAAAGCGAACGACGGGAAAATGCTTAATTGCCATTGCGCCCCCTTTGTCCAGTAACCCTATGCGTTAAATACGGTGTGTCGGGCGTCATCAATGAATGCAACTTGAGAGCGCTCTATCAGGCGGAGATTTGTCAGAATTTCTGATTCCCTTATGGGGTGAGGAGTGATCAGGTATTTATCCTGTAACCCGGCGATAATGGTGTATCGCTGTAGCTCCGAGCCAATTGTGTAAATAAGGCGTCCGGTGTTAGACAAATCCAGTCCGGTGACTGGTTGTGTTCTGAGAACCGCCAGTTCAGCATCCTGTTTTGCGATAATTTCGGCTGCTTCTGCCGTGACTCTTGCGACTATCAGTGTGTGGGTTGCGACGTCCATATGATTATTTGCTAGGGCTTTTTTCGCTACTTCGTTTTCTGTCTTTGAAATTTCTTTCAGTGCTCTGATGATACCTTCTTCTTTTGCGTGCATTTTTGTATCTCCGTTATTTGCGTGTGCGAATACCTCCGTTAATACGGATGGTTTTCACGTTTTCTTATTTAATTTGATGTTTTATTTGTATCGTTATTCACCAGTGAAAAAACGTTCAATCTTTTTTACTGAATGAATAATTCGCATA